CGCTTGATCGTCTATGATTAGGGGAGGTTCACGGTGAAGGGCATGCAACTGGTTAATTTAATTTTAAACAGAATCAAAGAGGTAGCTGATTTCAGCCAATTCGACGTGCTGGATTGTTTTGGCGGACGGGCGGGAAAACTGGGGCAGACACAACATTTGACAGGTAAATTCAAGACGCTCACAATCTGGGAATTCAATCCGATTTACGAAAAAAATTTGAGAGAGAAGTTCCCTGATGCGGATATAAAGATCTGTGATGCCTTTGAAGCGATACTCGCTGTAGATAGAAAATTCGACCTGGTAATTATGGATCACTCTATCACTATGAGTGGTAATCATGTAGAGAGTCATGATCTTTTTCCCCATGTGTTTCGGATACTGAAGGATCATAGTTTTATTCTACCGCAGATTACATATCCCGGAAAATATTATAAAAGGCATAATATATTAAGCCCCGTACCATATAACATACTCGAAGCGAGAAAACGCTTCTTTAATGCCTATGACACCGATGGGGATATGATTCCCTTGGATCAGGCGTGCAATCGATACTGCGAGCTTGCCGAGCAACATGGTTTCACGGTTGGCAAAAACAGCCTGGTGACTGCCAGGTGTCATATTAACTTGGATTGGTTTTATTACCTTTTGGAACTAATAAAAAAATGAATATGATCAAAATTAAAGATGGCACGGATTATTTTGAGCTTCTGGATCGTATCGATGCAGAGCGGATCATGTTGGCTGATCAACTGTGGATGATATCATATGATAAGCGGTTCTATACGCTGCGGCATGATGTGGACCGGAAGATCGAAAATGGCATGTTATTGGCCGAGGCCGAATATGAGCGAGGGATCAGATCGACATTCTTTCTGCTTCATTCCTCTGCCTATTTCGACTATTCTGATTTCTTTCTTAATTGCTGCCGGTCTCTTGAGCGCATGGGCCACAAGATCGAGTTACATAATGATGCCCTGGGTGAATGGCACAAACGAAAAGAGGCGGGAGAGCCGGAAAATCAGATTGCTTCTCCGAGGGTCATATTAAGGAAACCCTTGGATTGGCTCAGGGGCCATGGCTTTAATATCATCGGCTCGGCTGCCCACGGAAATAAGCTCTGCGGTAAATACGGATTCAATAATTATCATATATTCTCTGATTGGCCAAAACCCGAATCGAATAAGATAGATCATCAACAATTTCCCATGGCTGATCTCGGATTGGAATATGAGGTGTATCATCTGCCGGAAGTTGCTGGATTTTCAGATGGCGGGGGCCACTGGCGCGGCGGTGTCAAAAAGATAGCGTGTCCCTATGAGTGGGGATGGAGCCATAGAAAGTGGCCGCCTGAAATGAGAGATGACCGCCGGGCGCTGCGGGATGCCGTGATAGAGACCTTCAATAAGATACCGGCCGGAGTGCTCCATATCCTCATTCATCCTAACTGGTGGAGATATGACCAATGAGACGTGATGATACCGATGTATTCAACATCATCGAACAGAAGGGTATAGATTTGAGCACAATGGATATCCTCAGCCCCTATGCAAAAGAAGGCGAATATCGGACCATAGATTATGCGAAAAAGGCCGCGCATCTCACAGCATGGGAGATAAATCCGGATTATTATGAGAAATTGATTCAAAATCTTCCATCTAACACGGATAGTAAATTGTGTGATTCTTGTGAAGAGATATACAGAGAAACCAGAAAATACGATTTTGTTATCGTGGATCCCTATTTTGGCAGTAGCACATATGTCGAAGGATTTTTTTTATTTCCAAGGATATATGAGATCTTAAAGCCACATGCCTTTATAGTTACTGTGATCTTACTGGATCCTTATCCATATTCCTGGGCTAGAGGATATGGGGTAAGTCAACCACGGAGACTCGTCAGAAGATTATTTTATGGAACAAGAAACGAGATTGTCACAAACCAGGAAGTGGAGACCGCCTACAGGCGACATGCGCGAGGCAGCGGTTTTGAATTGATCTGGGATGCTTGGTCATGGTCCTTTTCCCATACATGTTTTTATCTTCAGGAACTGAAGAAACAAGAGGTTATAAATAAGGTTGAATAATGGTTGTTAAATTAGCAGATCCTACAGAGGAAGTCCTGAACCGCAAACGGGAGATGGACACCCTTCCACCTGTTGTGTCCATGGATGAAAAGGAGAGAAAGGAACGGGAGGATGCAGCGCGGGCCTATGCAGGCGAGAATGAGAAGCATTTTGTCGATTACGGCATGGATTGTATGACCAAGAGCGTGAAAGAGCAGAGGCTGATCAGGAAGATCCAGAAGGATTGTTGGGATGTATACAATGAAAAAGAGCCGCTAAGCTATGCGGATAAAGAGCCCTGGCAAGCCCGGATCATTGTGCCAAAGCCTTTTGAGACTGTTCAATATGGTGCAGCGGCTGTCAGGAAGGCCTTTTCTCCCAAATTTCTGAGTATCAAAAATGCAAAGAATAAGAAGGCGGCCGAGTTCTGGCAGAAAGTCATGGATTTTCAGCTCAATGAGCAACATGCCAATTTCGTATTGAATTTTACGGATGCTACAGTCATGGCCCTTGCCGTGGGTATCAGCCAGGAGATGATCCCCAGATGGGTACCCGGAAAAGGGCTGGAATACAGCCTTATTGAGCCCTGGAAGATACAGCGCGAGTCCGATGCCCTGTCCCGGGATTCGCAGTCCGGCATGTTCTGGATTCATCAGGAGTGGCTTGATTATTTTGTGCTCAAGAAAGGTGAGAAGGCCGGAAAGTATTTTGATGTGGCCCGGGTCAAGCAGATGGAAAGTCATAGTCCTGATGACAGTGTGTTTACCAGCAAAGAAGCCATCAATGCGCGCAAAGATATGATCTGGGAGCGGTCGAGATTCCGAAAACTCATTTTAACCAATGAGTTCTGGGGTATTGTGCTGGATCCAAATGGCAACCTTTTACTGCCCTCCGCAACATATAGCTTTGCGGGCGGCAGGGTAATCCAGTTACCAAAGGCAGTGCCTTACAAGAAACTGCGCTGGCCCGGGATCTCATTTTCTCCTCTGCCGAATATCCTGCGCCATGGCGGCAGGGGCCTGCTTGAGGGTATCATGAGTATATGGGAGGCAATGAACAACATCATGTGCCTCCATCAGGACTACATGCAATGGGTTGTCAATCCACCAAAGGAAATCAATATCGATGCCCTGGTAGATCCGGATGATGCCGAGACATGGCCCGGTAAGGATGTGCTGACGAAGACAACGGGGCAGGGCCAGCAGGCCATACGCATCGAGCAGCGGCGGTCCAGGACCAGCGATGTCCTGGCAAATGCCCAGCATTATGATCAACTCTATCAGAGAGGATCATTTGTGACCGATGCCGTCCAGGGACTGCCCGGATATCGCAAGGATATAACCTACAGGGAATCCGCCATGAATCTGAATCAGGCCATGGGGGTGTTTGGACTCATGGGAGATAACACCGAAGGCGGGGCCATTGCTGCGGTGAGTGCCGGTCAGGAGATTGTAGAGACGCATGCCGGCTATAAAGACTATGAGCAGATATTCACAAAGGAGGAACTGGCTGAATATGGTGTTACTCCCAATCCCCAGGCTAGAAATGGCGTGAGTGGCGTACCGAGGTTTGATGGTAGTTTTCATATATCCGGGATCCAGGCATTGCTCAAGGAGAATGAGACCCTGGTTAATATAAAAAGTGTGATCATTCCCCTGGCCGAAAGACCCCGCTTTGCACCATATATTCACCCGTATAAAATATTGAAATCTATCGAGACCAGGATAAATCTGGAGGATGAAGATATCATTGCAACCGAAGACGAGGCCAAGATCATCGATATACAGATGCAATTCGCCCAGGCCAAAGAAAGAGATGCCCTCGAAAAGCTTCAGGAGCTTCAGGAGGCCCTGGGCATTGCGGAGCTGGCAGAGAAGATTGACAAGATCGAGAAAGATGGCAGCATCAAAGGTATCGAGGATAAAGCCCGGGCGGTGAAGGCAATAAGCGGACCGGGAAAAGAAGGAGAGGAATAAGTGGAAAAAGGTGCTGATATAGATGCTGAAACCCAAAGGCCGCTCGACAGCGCGGAGGCTAAAAAGGCAGAACGGGAGCAAAAGAAAGAGCTGAGCCTGAGACAGCAGGCCGAATTTATCAATATTGTGATTTCTAAGGAAGGGCGATTGCTTATCGATCTCATTGCCCGGAAACTGGAGAAAAGAATTTTGAAATTGGTATCCGACGATCCGGAAGCAAGGGCATATGAAAAAATATTAAGCGATGTAAAGCATAAGGAGAGTCTGGCAAAGAAGGCTATTAATACGATCTATCAAAGACAGTTTGAATGATTTTTATCCGCCTCTGGCGGATTGGATTTTGCCCGCCATAATTCCGGCGGGTAAAGATTTTAGACTTTGGATTTTGGATTTTGGATCTAAAATCTAAGATCTAAGATCATATAAGATCATATAAGATCTAAATAAGCCAAAAAAACGGGTTCTTACCGGCGCCGGAATCAATGGTAAGAATCCGTTTTTTTTGGCACCCCGCGAAACTTACGGCGGGTAAAACTCAACAACCTAAAGGAGGTATATGAGTGATGGCCGAGGAAAAGAAAGAAGAGAAAGAGGAAGAGCAGACTACGTTGGATCTTGATAAGGCTATGGAAGAGGGCCAGGAGCGGTTTAAAGGAGAACTCGAAGAGGCTGCC